GCTTTGCTGGGTTGCTCGTAAAGTATATGGTGAAGATAATGAAAAATGGGTAATATATCGTGAATGGATGACCACACAAGCACCTAAATGGTTCTTAAACTTATATATTAAATATGGCGAAAGATTTGCAGAATGGATTGATGATAAACCTTTCGTACAGAAAATAATTCGAAAATGGATGGATAAAAGAATTGATAATTATCAATCAACATATTTAAGGAAAAATATAGATGCCTGGATTTAGTTCCCCACTAGCACAAACATTTACAGTTGAAGCTAACGCAGAAATAGAAATCACTGGTAGATTTCTAACATCTATTGACGTTTATTTTTCTGCTAAAGATGATACACTGCCTATGACATTAGAAATTAGAAATGTTACAAATGGATATCCTGGCAATAAAGTTTTGCCTTTTTCTAGAGTTGTTAAAAATTCAGCTGATGTTAATGTATCAGTCACTGGTGCTACTGCGACAACATTTACATTTCCTTCTTTAGTTTTTGTTGAAGTTGAAACGGAATATGCTCTCGTTTTGAAATGTGCTACTCCTGATTATAAAGTTTGGGTTACAAGATTAGGTGATGTGGATATAGGTGGAACTAGAACAATTTCGAAACAACCGCATGTTGGTGTTTTATTTAAGTCTCAAGGTAGTAGGACTTTATTTCCTTCTCCACAAGAAGATTTAAAATTTGCTGTTAAAACTGCTACATTTGATACCACAGCTGCTGGTCTGGTAACTCTAACAAACGATGATGTTCCTCTTGCAACTTTAGGTCGTGATCCTATTATTATGGATGAAACTACTACGTTAAAGATTAAACATCCAGATCATCACATGTATGCTACCAGTAATAATGTAACTATTGATGGCGTTGTGTCTGGTGCATCAACAACACTTAATGGTGCAATGACTGCTGCAGCAACTACATTAACTCTGACAAGTGGAAATAACTTTGATGATACCTCTGGTAAATATGCAAAGACAGCATCAAATCTTTATTTTATTAAAATTGATGATGAGATTATGACATATACTACAATCAGCACAAATGCTGTGTCAGGACTTTCAAGGGGTATAGGTAGTACAGTAGCTGCAACTCATGCTGATGGTGCAACAGTACAACTTTATCAAGCAAATAAAGTTCCATTCACGGAGATTAATAAAACACATACTGCAATTGCCAATATAGAAATTGACAGTTATACAGTTGCGTTGACCACAACTCCTGTAACTGACGGTGCTGGGGGTACATCTGAATTTGGTAGTACTGCTATAACGGCAACTGAAAATGCAATGATGGATTATCTGCAAACTATTGTTGGAGCATTAGAATTTAACCATGTTAATATTGCTTCAAAAGCAATAACAACATCTGCAACAAGTCCTGGCGGAACACAAACATCATTTACAACTGGCCGAAATAATAAAACAGCTGTACCTGATGTAATATTTCCATTAAATGATAACTACAAATTTGATTTTCCTCATATGATAGCATCATCAATTAATGAAACGAATGAACTATCTTCTTTGAGATCATATCAAACAGAACTTACATTAACATCAGTAACGTCATCACTTTCTCCTGTGATTGATCTTGAAAGAAGTACTATTATTGCAGTATCAAATAGACTTAATAATGTCGATTCATCAGCTGATGTTTATCCTACTACAGATTTTGTTCCGTCTGAATTGCCAGACGGAGATCAAAATGCTGCAATCTATATTACAAAACAAGTTACTCTTGAAAGTCGTGCAACAAGCCTAAAAGTCTTGTTTGCTGCACATAGGCCTGCTACAAATGATATTAAAGTTATGTTCAAAATTTTGGGTGTTGATGAATCAATTGATTTTCAAAGTTTAGGATTTAGATTTTTTAATACTGATGGCTCTGCTGATGTTGCAGTTCCACCTTCTGCAAATATAAATGATTTTAATGATTATGCTTATACTGCTGGTGTAACTGATGACGGTATTGGTACTCCTCTGCAAGAATTTATATCTTTTCAGATTAAAATTATTTTGCAAGGAACAAATACATCTGAACCACCAAGACTAAAAGATTTGAGAATTTTAGCATTGGCAACATAAAATGAAAGAGTCTTATATACCAGTTGAAGGACATACAGATTTAGTAAGAGATAATAAATCTCATGCTATTATTAATCGTAATTATGGTGCATATGAACAAGCGAAAAGGCGTGCTGCGTCTGCCCAAAAACAAAGAGATGAAATCCGAGATACTACAAGAGAAATAAATCATCTAAAATCAGAAATGCATGAAATTAAAAATCTTCTCAAGGAGTTAGTAGGTAATCGTTCATAACTTGGGGATACAGTACATATAAATATGTAGAAAAGGAATATAAGTATGGCTGTCCCTACAACAAAAGCTACATTTAAAAGTTACTGTCTCAGAGCTCTTGGTTTTGGTGTTATTGATATTAACGTATCTGATGATCAAGTTGATGATCGTTTAGATGAAGCTCTTCAGTATTTTGCTCAATATCATTATGATGGTATTGAGAAAATGTATCTAAAACATCTAATTACTTCTGATGAAGTTACTAGAGCTCGTTCTGATGCATCAACCACCGCAACTGACACTGCTGATAGTTCAATAACTGCCACTTGGAAAGAGGGAAAGAACTTTATTCCAATTCCAAGTGCTGTTGTATCTGTGGTACAAGTATTTCCTTTTACTGATACTGGTGCTGGAAGCAATATGTTTGATATTCGGTATCAGCTGCGCTTGAATGATCTGTTTGATTTCTCTTCAACATCTGTTCTTCAATATCAAATGACAATGGATAATATTGATATGTTAGAACACATACTTGTAGGAGAAACTCCTATTCGTTTTAACCAACATCAAAATCGTCTTTATATTGATATGGATTGGGAAAATGATGTAACAGCAGATGTTGACTATCTTGTTATTGAATGTTATCGTAAACTTGATCCCACAACATACACAGATGTTTACGATGACATTTATCTAAAACGATATGCAACTACTCTTATTAAAAAACAATGGGGAGCAAACCTTAGTAAGTTTAATGGTGTAACCATGCTTGGTGGAGTCACAATGAATGGTGAAACTCTATACACGCAAGCATTAGAAGAACAAAACAAACTTGAGGAACAAATTCAACTTGCCTTTGAGTTACCAATAAATTATATGATTGGGTAATTGAATGGCAGTCAATACAGCATTTCATACAAGCAATTTTACTTCTATAGCAACGGAGAGAAATTTATATAGTGATCTTATAAAAGAAGCTATACAGATTTATGGCCATGATGTTTATTACATGGATCGTACTCTTGTTGCTGAAGACACAATCTTGGGTGAAGATTCTCTTTCCAAATTTAGAACACAACATCCCATAGAAATGTATATGGAAGATGGTGATGGCGGGTTTGCGGGTGAAAAAGAATTGATGAATCAGTTTGGTTTGCAAAATTTAAGTGAAGCAACCTTTGTTGTAAACAAGTCTCGTTTTCAAGAACTAGATCGTCAAATGCAAATTGAGGATGCAACAGATACTAGCTCTGGTGGTTCAATACAATTGGAAGCAGGAACCATAGACCAATCATCTTCTTCATCTACTTTGACAACCGCAAGCGGCGATGATGTTTTTTATATTTTGCAAGATACTGCTGCAGCGGATTCTGATAGACCACAAGAAGGTGATGCAATTTATCATCCAATTCTTGATAAAATGTTTCAGATAAACTTTGTGGATCACGATGAACCATTTTATCAATTAGATAATAACCCTGTTTATAAGATGAGATGCCGTCTGTACGATTATAGTTCTGAAATTCTTGATACTGGTATTTCGGGTATTGATGATATTGAAACTGAACAATCTCAAGATGCTCTTATCTATCAGTTTACTTTGGAACAATCTTCAGCGGTTACGGAAGATATTAGATTGGAAATTGGTACTGATGATTTGGATACTGGATTATTACTTGAAGAGACAGATGGAGATAACATACTAGGTGAGAGTGATAGCACTTCTGTTGGTGAAAGTATTATTCTAGAACGGGCTGCTGATAGTGGTGACGCAGAATATCTCATACAAGAGGACTATATAGTAGGAGACTTTGATCAAGACAAGACATCACAGAACGAACTTTTTGAAGTTCAAAGTAGAACAGTTCTAGACTTTAGTGAATTAAATCCATTTGGGGATGCAGGGAGTAGCTCGTAATGTTAGGCACACAATTTTACCATGAAACAATCCGTAAGGTTATTGTTTCTTTTGGAACAATGTTTAATGATATTGCTCTTGTTCGTAAAGATAATTCTGGAACTGCGATTCAACACATGAAGGTTCCTCTTGCATATGGCCCAAGAGAGAAGTTTCTTGTACGTTTGCGTGAAGACGCTGACTTAACTAAACAGGTGGCTATCACTCTTCCTCGCATTGGTTTTGAAATTAAAAATCTTTCTTATGACCCT